ATTATCTATCTTGATGGTAGTCCGGTGTTAAAATTTAACGATATTGACTGGGAATTTCACGATGGAACGACTGACTTAAAAACAGAATATGAGTTTATAGATTGTAAAACATGAGGGGATTAACCGTTTTTCGTGTGGTCATTGCCGGTAGCTCAAACTGCCGGCCTTTTTACACTAAAACCCAACATATGTTAAAAATAATCTAACTATGCTAAAATGTGTGATAAACTAATTACATTTACAGCTATGACAAACCAAGCATCTATCAGTCGTTTAGTTCCTCCAAATGCTAACGACTGGTGCAAAAAACGCGGGTTTAATCCTCTTTTTCCTGCGTCCACCGTGGGGGCTTCGGCCTCCACACTCTAATATGACCCAAAACTTTAAAAATATATTCATTGCCGTCGAGGGCTTATCGGGCATTGGCTTTTTGATTGCGGTATCTGTGGGCGCATGGTGTTATAACATTTACGAAATATTTACAAAAGATTTCCTATGGGGTGAACTGCTGGCTAGACTATTGGGGATAGTAGTCTGGCCGGTGGGTTCATTTATGGGGTTATTCGGGTGAAACAATACAAATATTCTGTTATGGCTATCAGTAAACTAAAGCCATACAAAAACAATTCAAGAACTCACACTGCTGAACAAATAGATCAGGTTGCACGGAGCATAATGGAATTTGGCTTTACAAATCCGGTACTGGTTGACGAGAAAGGCGGCATTATAGCAGGCCACTGTCGAGTATTGGCTGCCAAAGAGCTAAACTATTCCGAAGTCCCAACCATCGAACTTAAAGGTCTCAGTGAGGCTCAAAGGAAAGCCTATATTATAGCTGACAACCAACTTGCATTAAATGCCGGCTGGGATTATGAGTCACTTATTTTTGAAATTGATTCATTGATTGAACTTGGTGTTGATATTGAATTAACAGGCTTCACACAAGAAGATTTAGACAGTTTTAAATTTGATGGTGATTTTGGACCCGGCACAGAAGATGAGCAAGGGCAACTTGACGAATTAGACCCAAAATATGTGGATTGTCCACATTGCGGAAAAGAGTTTGACTTGCGACAACATGGCTAAAGCAGACTTAAAACTGGATTGGGCAACGCATAAAGCGGCAAAATATGCTTGTGAGAATTGGCATTATAGTAAAAGCGTTCCCGTTCCGCCGATTGTAAAAGTTGGGATTTGGGAAGATAAAAAGTTTATCGGCGTTGTATTGTTTAGCCGCGGAGCAAGTAGTAATTTACTAAAGCCTTACAACTTAAAGCAAACAGAAGGTTGCGAATTAACTAGGATTGCACTTAATAGCCATAAAACGCCAGTGTCACGAATTATAGCTATTGCAATTCGATTTATTAAAAAAACGCATCCTAACCTCCGATTGATTGTTTCGTTTGCGGACCCTCAATATGGCCATCACGGCGGAATTTACCAAGCAACAAACTGGATATACTGCGGCGATACAGCACCAAGCAAAGAGTATTGGTTTAAGGGAAGTCGCTTACATAGTAGACAAGTTAGTGAAAAAGGCTGGAACATTCAACAGGGTGCGAAGCGAAAAACGCGCAAACCAAGTGAATGCAAGATTATATCAACAATAGGAAAGCACCGTTATTTAATGCCGCTTGATGAAACAATTAAAACGAAATTACTACCATTGAGCAAACCATACCCAAAGCGTGATAAGCAGGCGATGACCTCTGCCCGAGGCACAGCGGCGGCGCAACACCGACCATCACGCTCCAATCATTAACCGGACACATTATGGCTAAAGAGAAACCAAAAGCTAAAAAAAGTCCGAAATCTAAGGCTCAGCGCAATAAAAAAGTCTTAAACAAAATGGACAGTAATAAAAAGGCGCTGATTGAAGCACTGGAAAAAAGCCTTGGAGTGGTGACAGCCGCTTGCCAGAAGTGTGGCATAGCACGGTCACATTACTATAATTATTTAAATGACGATCCGGAGTTTTTTAAACAAGTGGCCGACATTCAAAACATTGCTTTAGATTTTGTTGAGTCAAAACTATACAAACAAATCCAAACCGATAACCTGACAGCCACAATATTCTATCTAAAAACCAAAGGCCGTGGACGTGGTTATTCCGAGCATGAGACAGGCGTCAATCCATTAACTGGCAAAGGCGGAGTAATCGAAATGCCAGCACCAGCATCTATTGTAGACTGGGAAAAAATGGGAACCGAGGCGATGGAGCGGATAACCAAGGCTCACAAAGATGTCTGATTTAGTTTGGCGCCCAAATGCAGGCAGTCAGCAATTGTTATTAAGCTGTCCCATCAATGAGATATTGCTAGAGGGTACACGAGCCGGCGGCAAGTCCGATGTATTGATTGTTGATTACCTTGCCGGCGTTGGCAAAGGCTGGGGCAAACATTACACCGGTATCATATTCAGAAACGAATATAAACATCTTGGCGACATTATTAAGAAAAGCCAGATACTCATACCGCAAGTATTTCCAGATGCGAAATTCAAGCGGTCAGCGTCCGAACTAAAGTGGGTATTTGCCGGCGGTGAGGAACTGCTATTCAGACACGCTAAAACAATGAACGATTACGATGCTTACCATGGACATGAATATCCGTGGCAGGGCTACGAGGAATTGACACGCTTCCCTAATTTGGAATTTTACGATATTATGGAATCAACTTGCCGCTCACCGGTTGCCGGAATACGTAAGCGCCGAATCAGCACAACAAACCCATTCGGCATAGGTCATAACTTTGTTAAACAGCGGTTCATTGACCCAGCACCGGCCAATGTTATAATAAATGATGAGCATGGTGTAAGGGTTCGCATCCATTCAAGCTTTGTAGAAAATCCGTTTATTTACGAAAACGATAAAGCTTACATCGAATATCTTAAAAACATCAAAGACCCAAACGTGCGCAAAGCATGGCTTGAGGGTGACTGGAATATCGTAGGCGGTGGGGCATTTGATGATTTGTTTAGCGTTGAGCATCATGTCATAGACTTAGAGCAGGCCAAAATACCCAAATCATGGAAGATAACACGCTCATTCGATTGGGGCTCAAGCGCACCATTTTCTGTGGGCTGGTGGGTTACATCCCCAGGGGATTCAATCGACTGGTACGGTAAAACAAAGTTTNTACCCAAAGGCACAAAGATTAGAGTTGGTGAGTGGTACGGAGCCATGAAAGGCGAAACCAACAAAGGACTGCGGTTAACCAATCAAAAAATAGCCCAAGGCATTATTGACTATGAGGAAGCCCGAAATTGGAAAGTAAAAGCCGGCGGTGCTGATAGCCAAATCTGGGCAGACGGTCATGGCGAGGGAAAATCCATTTACGACACTTTTGACAAAATGGGCGTTAAGTTTGACAAGGCACCCAAAGGCCCCGGAAGCCGTAAAACCAGAATGAGTATTTTGCGCGATCGCTTAGATGCTGTATTATGTGATGATAGGGAAAGGCCGGGCATTTACGTTGGCATTAACTGTCGTGAGTTTATCCGGCAGATACCAATGTTGCCGCGCGACGAAAAAGATTACGAGACAGTGGACTCAGATAGTGAAGACCATCTTTATGATGAAGCCACTTATGAGTTAATAAACTATGAGAAATCCGGAGGTATGATAACGGTATGAGTATATATTTAATTATTTACATAACAGGAATAGTCGGGGTATTAATTGCGCCAAAATTTAGCCCTTCTCTGAAAAAAGAAATCGTTACAGACAGTGATAGCGTCTTAGAGTGGGTTCTTATTTCATTTACATGGCCCATCATAATACCAGCTTTGATTATTTTCATACCGGCGATGCTATTATGCAAATGGTACAAATTATGAGCGATTTGAAACATAACAACAAAATGAGTGACAATGAGATAGCTATTTCGGGGCAACGTGGCTTTGAATTAAGCGAATCTAAAACAGTTAAAGCCATCTCAATAACTCACCAAGGCGTTGAAATATTAAAAGCTGAGTGTCCTCATTGTGGATTTAATCTTGAATTAACCGAGGCAACAAAAAATGATTAAAATAGGAAGTGAGCACCCAAGGTACCAAGAAAACAAAAAGCATTACAAGGTCGGCCAGTTGCTTAATGGCGGAACTATTGCAATGCGCGAAGCCAGAGATATAACGATACCGCAAGAACAACGTGAAACTGACGAGAATTACCCAGCAAGGGTTAATCGTTCGGTTCTGTTTAACGCTTATCGCCAAACGCTGGAGGGCATGTCCTTAAAGCCGTTTACTGAAAAGGTATCATTCACTGAGGACTTACCTGAAAAATACGCTTGGATGCTTGAAGATATTGACGGCAGTGGTATGGGCATCGACTTATTTAGCTATGAAGGCGTCAAAGGTGTCTTACATCGTGGTAAATACTTGGCCTTGGTTGATATGCCATCACTGTTTAATGATGATGGTAAGCTAATGAGCGTCAAAGAACAGCGGGACGGTAACATTCACCCTTTCGTTTCACTAATTCACCCAGATTCACTAATTAGCTACCCAGAGGACGATAAGGGCTTTACAGAAATACAAATCAAGTATTCAAAATATGAAGATGTCGACGGTGAGATTAAGCTTGTTAACTACATCGACCACTGGACACGCAAAGAGATTACCACGCACAAAGAAGACAAAGACGAAAAAGGTAAGATTGTTTGGGTTCAAATCGAATCAGTAACCAACACAATTGGTGTAATACCGCTTGTTGTATGTGACGATATTGACGGCAAGCCAGTCCTTGAGGATTTAGCTCACTTGAATATGTCGCACTTTAGAAAGTCCTCGGACATTGATAATATTCTGCATGTTTCCCGTGTGCCTTACCAGTTGTTCACCGGCTTTGAACAAGATGAGATTGAAGCAACCGTTTCAGTCCACAACGCATATTGCAGTGATAACGTCAATGCCGACATTAAATGGATTGAGATAGCCGGAACCGCCAACGCTAATTCAGCACAAGACCTCGAAGCACTTGAAGAGCGCATGTCGGTTTATGGGTTCGACCTAATCAGTGCAGGAAAAGTAGCAAAGACCGCTACCGAAGCATCCATTGAAACAGACGCCGATTACTCAATTTTGCAATCGGTAGTTAAGTCAGTGGAAAACTCATGGCCTCAAATCATGCACTTCGCGTCACTTTGGATGAACGATAAAAATCCGCCTGATATTGGCTTGGAGATTTTCAAAGACTTTAACATAACCCAGCAGGTGCTTGAAAAAGCCAAACTGTTGTTATCCATCAGAATGGCTGGCCAAATGTCACAGTATCGTTTCTTAGATGCAATCAGACGACTTAAGATTCACGGTGATGATTTTGATATTAATGAAGAGATGGGGCGAATAGAGGAAGATGGCGGATTTTAACCAAACGCTACACGACAAACTAACGCACCACGCTTTACAGCTTGAACGGCTAAAGGCTGGCGCGTTTAAGCGTTACATTCCAATCCTTAACAAGATTGATGCGGTTATAGTGGGTTTGATGGCCTTATCATACGGCGGAACCATGAAGCAAAAGCGTGACTTTGTGGTCAAGGTTCGGGAACTAAAGACTAAAGTTTATGCTGACTTTGAGAAAAAGCTATTGGCCGAACTTGAATTACTGGCAACAAGGCAATCAAGCTTTACGCTGGAAGCAATCACCGGTATGTTAGCCGATAGCATGATGACCAAGCCAAAGCCGGTGAATGTTGGAACGATTGAGGCAAGGGGCTCGAAAATATCAGACCAGATTAAACACCTAAGAGACACCGACATAAGAAACACAATCATAGCCGCCCGAAGTGCCGAAGCCGATGCACTCACTTTAAAGGAAGCCACCACACGGTTAAAAGGTGCAAACAGAAAGCGCCAGGCACAAGCCAGAGCCGTGATTGCTACAACCATAGCCGCAGTGACGAGCCGAGCAGATAACACGGTGTTTAAAGCTAACAGCGATATAATCAAAGGCGTTAAGCTTTCAGTCGTATTCGATAATAGAACGACACCCATTTGCATACAGCACAGCATTGATGATATACTTTATCCGGTTGATGATTATCCAATGCCAGGCTTTCATTGGAACTGCCGCACCCGCGCGATTCCAGTAGTCAAATCATGGGCTAACCTTGGCGCAAACATGAAGCGAAAGGTGCCAGTACGCCAGCGGGTGAGCATGACCGGAAGCATACCAGAAACCACGACTTATGCAGGCTGGCTAAAGACACAGCCAAAATGGATAATTGAGGACGCTTTGGGTAAAACCAGAGCCAAGTTATTTANCGNNGGGAAATATAAACTTGATAAGTTTATTGACCCCACCGGTAAATTTTATGATTTAGACGATTTATTTAATTAGGGGTAATTATGAGCAAGCAAAGAGTTTTACGTTTACCAGAAGTAATAAAAAGAACCGGTACTTCAAGATCATCTATTTACCGGCTTATGGACGAGGGTGAATTTCCTAGACCTTATCCTATTTTTGGCCGTGCTGTTGGTTGGTCCGAGACCGAGATAAACCAATGGATTGAAAGCAAGTTTAAAAGAGGTGATAAATGAAACCAATCAATGACAATGTAATTGTTAAGCAAGACGACAAAGAAACCAAATCATCCGGCGGCATTATACTATCAGACAACCAAGCGGACAGGCCGGTTGAGGGCGTTGTTATCGCTGTCGGTAATGGCCGGACGCTACCAACAGGTGAGCGGTCAAAGATGACAGTCAAAGCCGGCGACAAGGTGCTGTTTGCAAAACACGCAGGTAGCGAAGTTAAGCATGGCGACGAAAAGTATTTGGTCATGCTTGAAGATGATATCAAAATTATTTTAGGAGAATAACATGGCATTAAAAGCATTTATTAAAGATTTGAGCGCGGTTGATGAAGAACAGCAAGCACTTTATAAGAAATCAGATAATGGGTTTGTTCTTGATGTAGACCCAGTTGATGGCTTTGATTTGCAGAACGTAACAGCGTTAAAGAACTCACTGCATAACTTGCGTGGTGAATACGATGTGGCTAAAACCACTTTAAAATCATTTGGCGAACTTGATCCAAAAGATGTGATGGATAAACTAGCGCGGTATGAAAAGAACAAAGACCTAAACCCTGAACGTTTGAAAAAAGAACTCATGATTGAGGCACGTGAACTGGTTGGCAATGAGTACGAGACCAAGCTTGCTAATTCAAACAAGACCAACGCCAGCCTGAAAGCCGCAGTTAAAAAGTCGGCAATGTCTGAAATTAACGGAATGATTGCCCAAACCGGTGCCAATCCTAAGTTTTTCCAAGGCCACATTAATGATGTTGTTGATGTCGAGTTTACTGATGATGGGTATGACCTTGTGTTTAAGGGACCGGATGGAAAACCACGGTTTAATATTGACGATGATGCCAAAACTTCACCATTTACCGCAAAAGACTTAATAAATGAGTTGCGTAATGATGACGATTATGGTCAAATATTCCCGACAGACGCAAATTCTGGCAAAGGTGGCCCTAAGAAGTATGCTACCGACAAAGAGGGCGTCAAATACATTTCACCAGCCGACAAAGGCAATTATCAGGAAGAAATAGCGGCGGGAACGGTGGAGGTAAAATATTAAAGTTGGTTCGGTGAACTAACAATTGGCCTGAGGTTCGGGCAAGGCTCTATTATTTTGTGGCCGATCGACGGTGTCGAGTTTAACTAAACTTGATTAAATCGTGAGGTCACAAAATGTCAAATACATTAAATCCAATTCTTGATAAAATAATCGCTCGGGCAAATCTGTCATTGCGTCCCAATCTTAACTTCATTATGCAAGCCAACCGCGACTATAAAGCCGAGGTAGCGCAGAAAGGTGACGTTATTAACATTCCACGTGATGCACCATCCGAAGCGACCGACGTTGTACCGTCCGGTAATCGTGACGATGATTTGCCTGAAGACGACTTTGGCAATGACCAAATGCGCATCAACCAGTGGAAGGAAGTTAAATTTTCATTGAACGACAAAGAGCGCCGCAATATTGATGTGCAAGCTCATTATTTGCCGATGGTTATTCACTCTAAAGTTCGCGCCCTTGCCGAAGCCGCTGAAAAGTACACAGCAAATCGTTATGTTGAGCTTTACAATTACGTAGGCACAGCTGGCACAACCCCTTTTACTACCAATCAGCAAGGCGTTGTTGATGCCAGTAAGGTATTAAACGACAACCACAATGAACACGCAAACCGTGCGTTCTTAATGGACACCTCGGCCGAAGCCAAAGCGATGATGCTTGATATTTTCTCTGACGTATCAAAAGCGGGATCAACCGATGTTAAGGTTAATGGCGCATTAGGTCAAAAGTTTGGTTTTAACAACGTTGTATCTACTTTTATTCCAACGCATACAACTGGCACAGCCGGTACAGTCTTAGCCGCAGGCGCACAAGCAGCCGCCGATGCTACTACTGTTGATGCTG